CGCTGACCGCCGCCTCTGCCGTGGTCGCTCCATCCGCATCAGCACGGGTGTTGAACGCAGCCCAAGCCGAAGCCGATAAGCCACCGCCTTGCAGGGTGCTTAATGGATAGCCGTAGCCGTAGCCTATGAACATTACAGGAAGGTGTAACCGATGACGCTACCGACCGATGGAGTGACCGCCGTAATCTTGCCGCCGTTGCGGCCCGATATAACGATGCCAGCGGAAACCGACTTGCCAGACATGGCGTAAGCGGTCAGCAGGTTTTCGCCTCCCGTACCCGTGAGGGTCGTAAAAGTTGCGGCGGTGTTCACCACGATAAAGTCAAAGTTCTCGCCCGTGACGGCAGCGTCCACGAATTCCATCGTGCCGCCTTGACCGAGCATTTGTTGTAAGATTGGAGTTGGCATTTTTTTAAGGTTGCTTGTAAGGGTAAATGTATCTTAGGTAGGAATTTCACAAACGCTATGTGAGTACGGGATAGCAAACGATAGAGTTGCCACCCATCCCGCCGTGCGGTCGTCACGGCTCTCTACAAACCTCGTCAAGGACACGGAGGTACTTAGGGTCCACTCTTGTGTCGGGTCGTTTGTAAGGCTTGAAATGAAGTCCTGTGCGATTTGCAGTTGGTCGCTCAAAACCTCGTCTTCATTGTCTTGCCAACCGAGCGTCGGACTGCCCGAAACCACGCCACCCATCGTGGCAATGGATTCCACTCGGTCGCTAAAATAGACACCGACAGTAAGAGCCAAACTACCCAAGTCCGTACTCGCTGACTGAACATCTGCAAATACCAACGGATAGACGATTCGCTCACGGCTTGGGGTTCGCAGGTTGATGGTGTTGTCGGTCCCGATTGCAAGCGGGTCGCCCGTTCCGAACGAGTTCACCTGAGGGTGAGCATTTGCAAGCGCAAGGAGTGCTTGCTTGATTTTTATCCATGACATAAGCCTGTAATTTCAGAATATTTTTTGAGTGCGCTCCCATCGTTAGCAGTTGTTGCAGTAGGGGTCGTAACCGTAGGGCCATGGCCTATCAAGCCCAGCGCCACGGCGGAGGGTTCTTGCGTCAAGAGCCATCCCCGTGTTGTAGTTGGTTCCGTTCGGATAAATAGTATCAAGGGCCGATGGCGGGGAGTTAAAGAGCGGATAGTTGGCCTTTTGCTCCATGAGGTAGCGGGTAATCCTTTCGGAGTACCACTCCGCATCGTTCTTCACTTTGTCGGTGAGGCGGGTGATTTCGTCCATGCTCATCTGCGAAGATTCTTCGCTGGTTCTGCGGACCATTCCTTTGTTCATGTACTTGAACGCCAAGACCATCGGTAACTCGTAGTAAAGCCATTGGACCATGGCGGGTTGGATGTAATCTTCCAAGAGCGTCGTGTTGAGTGCAGTTGTCGTACCGCTGACCACTTGCGTCACCATTTCCGAGTACAGGGCAGATCCGACTATTGGCTGGATCCGCATTTCCTGCACCTTCACGATGGTAGGCCGAATCTGCGTAAACGACACATTCTCGTTTATTACGCTATTGTCCAGCAGGGTTTGTTCGCTTATGAATAGTGCCTTCATGCTTTCGTGATTTTATTGCCCTTACGGATGACGAGTTGCTGCTCCCATACATGGCGGCATTGGGGACGATTCACTCCGCTGGCCGTGTGATACCACCCGCCACGGCGGTTCCACACGGAGTAGCCCATGATGTTGGAGATGCCGTCAATGTCGTCCCTTGTGTACACCTTGCCTTGGTCCGCTAAGTCCAGCATGACCTTGCAGAACTCACGGCTGGTGCGTTTGTCTTTGTTGCTGAAACCTGCGGCCCACGAATATTTGTACCTCACTTCCAGCACGGGTTCGGCCACTTCCTTGATGTTTTTGGGCAATCCCTGCTCGGCGATTTGGTCCACGGCACGGGCAATGGGGTAACGGTCTTTTGTGATTAGGTAAGCGACCCGCTTGGCGACTTTCGCCTTGCTGACCCCGAACTCCTTGGCCATTTCTTCCACCGATGCGTCACGATTCTTCTTGCGGTAGGCTTCAATTTTTTTATCCAGTTCCTTTTCTTCCTCCCCCAGTTCAGCAAACGCTTGACGCACTTGGTCGTCCAAGTCGGTGTCAAACCGCATTGGCTTGGAGTGCATGACCACATAGTCGTCGGAACTGCTCCCAAACTTACTTGCGACCACCTCCAAGACCTTAAATTCCTCGTCCCCCCATCCGTAATCCTCGGTGTCCTCTTCGCCCCACATAGGCTCGGAAAACGCCTGCTCCTGCACTCCGAGCAGGGTGTTCACTTCTTCGGAGGTCAAACCGAAACCAGCGGATAGCATCGTGCGGGCCATCTCCAAGGTGATTTTTTCTTGGGCGTAATGGCGGACGATTCTCATCAGGTTTTGGTACTCACGGCCCGACAACTTTTTGATGTTGTCGTTGCTCATGACGGCGGGCGTTTGCGGTTGCTCGTCGGGTTGGGGATTGGGTCCGACCACATCGGCGGGTTGTTTTTCCAACGCAGGAAGGCCCGCTTTTTCCCGCAGTTCTTCGGGGGTCATGATTTGCAGCAGGGCTTGTTCACTCAATCGCTCGGTGATGGGTTCCACGGGGATAAGTTCCATACCCTCCACGCCATTAAACGAACCCAAATAGTTGATCATCCGCTCCACCTTCCGCACTCGGTCGTTCACATAGGTAGCCTTGAATAGTTCGTAAGCCTCCACCATTTCCTGCCGTCCACCCAGTTGGCCTTCGGTCTTCACGCCGAATAGCATGGGGTTCACGACCCTGTGACTGATGAAGATTTCCTGCTGCACGGTCTTGTTGAGGATTTCAAACTGCTTGTCCATGTCGCTCGGTGTGAGCGGTTCCAAGGTGGGAGCCTTGCTGATATCATCGTTGAAGGTCACCACAAAGCGACCCGCATTGTCGGTCCCGCTGAACTTGCGCTTGATTTGCCGTTCAATGTCACCCTGCTCTTCGGGTGTAGGAATCCCGTTGTTGAAGTTTATGAGATACCCGCCCCAAAAATTATTTTTTAGGTTGTTCACATGGAAGTTGGCAATTTGACAGTCCGCTTCGATATATGCAAGCCCCCCCATGTATTCGGGCAGGGGGTAGGACTTCACGCCTGCAGCATAGACCCTGTAATAGAACAACTGCTTGCCGATGCGGTTGTCTGCATCAAAGGCGGGGATTTTCTCTACATCGCCAATTTTGGGGTAGAGTTGAACCATTGCATCGTCGTACCAATCGGCCACTTGGAACATCCGCTCGTCCTTGTCAACACGAATCTTTTCAAAGGGGATATGCTCCATTTTCGCAATGGTTCCCATTTTGTTCCAAGTCACCGCAACGGCAAACCCGTTGAATAGTTCTAAGTCAAGGACGAGTTTTTCGGTGATGTCGTTAAGGTCGTCATGCTCACTCAACCCGTCAAAGAACTTGGCGTAGCGGGCCTGCTGCTCAACCGTCATCTTTTCCCCTGGCTGCCAGCCTCCGCCGACGATGTAATTGACCTTCCCGTTGACGATAGCGTTGTGCTTTGAACTGCGGCGGTAGTTGTCCAGCAGGTAATAGGGGTACTCGTTGAACGCCCCGTAGGTGATGTATTTGCCCGCTTTATTTTCAAGCATGACGGGGACCTTGTGCTCAATCCCAAGCCATTGGGTGAATGATTGCTTTATGCTCATAGGGTATGGACGGTGAAGTTGAGAGCCGAAATCGTGATGTTTGCGCCACTATTTACGGCGTTGACTAAGATGGTAAATTCGTCGTTGACTGCGCCTTGCAGAATCGCTTCAAGCGTTACCGAGTGGCCGTCGTTGTGGAAGGTCGTCATGTCAGTCATTGACTGGTTTATGGCGTTGCCGTTCTTTGCAATGTAAATCTTGATTTGGTTGCCGTTCCCCTGCGAGAATACCATGCTTGCCGATACCCGCAAAGCCGCATTGGTTGTGCCTGTGTAGGTGATAGAACTTGTTGTCCTTGTGAAGTTGTAAGTAGTCAGCAGACCCGACTTCATTGCAGATGTCAGTTTTACCGCACTCCCTTGGGTTGGGGTGAATGCCGTGTCCGTGTCAAGGTACAGGTTCGCCACGCCCCGCTCTCGGTCCAAGGTAGCGGTGTCTGCGAGGTCGTCAAAGAGTCCGCCAACACGGACGGCGGTATTGGCTGCGGCGGTTGTTTCGTTGGTGATGGTCAGGGCCGAAGCCTGCAACTGACTGCGAGTTTGTACGCTCATTGGAATGTTTGGTCAAAGGTAGAATCAAAGATGCTCACGGCACTTGCGCCGTAAACATTGTATTGGATGGTATTGGCGAAGGTGTTAAATGTGAGGCTGATTACCTGTACATACGCCAAGCCCGTTTCAACAACCGCAGTTGCTGCGCTAACCGTGGAAGAGGTATCGTAAACTTCATAACGATAGGTACCCGTTTCAACCGCCCCCAGGGTAATCTGAAATTTGTCATAGCGGTTGGTGTAGTTGGAAAGGTTGGCCGATTTCAGCAGGGTGAAGTCGGTCGTGACATTCTTGGCGATGTTGGTCAGGCGCAAGATGTAACGGTCCCCCGATGAGGCCCGCTGCGTCCAAGTGACGACGATGGTGTTGGTGGTGTTGGGAGATAGGTAAATCACTCTACCCCTAAATGTAGGATGCGCCCGAATTTCACAATTTGCGCCCGATGCTTCGGTAGAGTTCGGCCCTCCGTTCGGCGGTCTTGGTGATGTCAAACCGCTCACGGACATCCTTGGACAACTGCACGGCCAAGGAGCGAGCGTAGTCGGGTTCGTTCACGAACTTGCGGACCGCCTTGTACCAAGCATCTTTCTTCCCGTAGGGTATGACCAACCCGTTGTGGCCGTGGACGACGATGTCGGTGTAGGGGATCGTTTCGCTTGCGATGATAGCCTTGCCCATCCAGCCCGCTTCCACGACCTTCAGCTCCGATTTGAGCCTGTTGAACTTGGTGTCCCGAAGCGGTGCGATGGTGGCGTTGATGAAGTTGTACCCGCCCACATAGGAGTAGATGTCAGCGGCTTGGATTCTGCCGTAGTTCTTGTTCAGCCCCTTGCAGGACAACATCTTTTCGTAGTCGTCATAGACGGCATTCCCATCGTTCCACCCGCCAAGGTAGATTTTGTATCGGCCGTCAAGGGACTTGTCGTGGGCAAGCAGGCTGAAAGAGTGTTCCACCAAGGCGATGTCCTCTTGATGCTGCGCCCCGCCAAACCAGCCAATCTTGAACAGGTGCGGTTCGGGTTCCTCGTCAGGACTGGCCTTATACTGCTGATACGCTTCGTATGGTTCATTGGGGAGGATGGTCACGGCCTTGTTGAGCAGGCGTATCTTTTGGGCGAGGTGTTCGGTGGTCGTGGTCACATGGTCAGCCAAGCGGATGTGTTCTCGGATTTGCTCGTCAAGTTTGGTGGACAAATAGTGCCGATACATGATGTGTCCTGATTCCAGCACCCAGTAGTCGTCAAGGTCCAAGATTACCTTCGCCCCAAAGGCCGTGAGAGCCTCGTAAACCTTCCGAATTTGCTCCAGCGTACCTTGACACCACAAGCGGTTAAAAAGCCACACATCGACCGTCTTTAGGTCCTCGTCTTTGACATTGCCGATGTTGTCCACGCACACATAATCGAACTCCGTGTAGTTGTCGCCGAGGTAGGCGTTTGGCATCTCCAAGCGGTAGAAGGAACACCCCGTCGGATGGGCGTTGTAAACGATGCAAATTCTCATGGTTCAAAGGTACAAAAAAAAAGGGCCACCCCGTGAGAGATGGCCCTAACCACTAAACCATGCGGGAGTATGAGAACCCGCAGGTCAAAGATACTTA